ACCGTCGCCGCGTCCTCATCCATCGCAGCGAGATGGAGCGCGTTTCCCGGATGGATCTGCCGCGCATCTGGCCTCTGCGGAAATCCCTCAAGAAAAACGAGCAAGAGAAAATCGCGTGAGCCATGAGCAGCGCTGGCCCACCTCCGATCTCTTACATACCGATCGCGCCTGGACTGATCGAGTGGAAGCACATTCTACGGATGGGCGGAGGGTCCGTACGGATGGGAGGGTCCGCATTGTGGCTCTTCACGTTCCTCGTTCATCACCAGCGGCGACCAGACGGCCTGGTGCACGGCGGCCGGCCGATCACCTACCAGTGGATCGCCGAGAGGCTCAAGGCGCCGCCAACAGCGGAGCGAACACTCCGGCGATGGATGCAAGTCCTAAAATCCGGCGCCTACATCCGCACCCGAAAAGTGCGGGACGGGGGCGGAATGATCGTCTCGGTCGTCGCGCAAAAAAAATGGCCGGGCTACTCATCGCAGGGGCGTCTATTTCCGCGGCCGGAGCCGGCGAAAATGCCAGGTACCAGGACCGCCAGCAAAGCCTGTGGAAAACCTGTGGAAAAGCCTGTGGAAAACGTCGAAAGCGGCCTGGTACTGGACCGGCCCGGTGAGGCCGGACCAGTACCAGGTTTAAGGCCGTTGAGTAGCTTTAAGAAAGAAATAGACAAACCTAATAAGAACGCGCAACCCGCGGCGAGAGACGCCGTCGGTCCTGAGGATAACGCGGTTTTTCTCGCGCGTCTCGCGGCGATCGCCAAGGCCAAAGCGATCGACAAGCGGCCGGCCATGACCGACCAGGAGCTCGACGCACGGCGCCGGCTCCTGCTCGACCAGGTGGAGCAGATCCGGAAGAGGCAAAGCAAAGCCTCCTGACAAGAAAAGCGCAATCCGGTCGCCTTCTAGGGGAGGGCTCGGAGAATGCCGAAAGGTTTTCCGAAAACCCGCGCCGAACTACACCTAGCCGGATACGTCTGGGTTGGCGTCGGAGAGTGTCGCGGATGCAACGAGCGTATCGAGTGGTTTCAAACGCCGAATCGCCGCGCCGACGGATCCTACCCGAAGATTCCCATCTCGACGCTCTTGGACGACACGGTCACCGCGCATTTCGCAATCTGTCCCGCGCGCGAGGCGTTTAAGCGCGCGGACAAAGCGCACCGCGATCGCGTCGAAGGTCCCAAGCCGGAGCAGGGAGTCCTCTTCCGATGACATTGCGGAGGCAACATGCCGAAAAGCAAAACTGTAAATAAAAGTTTACCGCCGGATCGGCGCACGCAGCGCTACTTTCCCGGCGATCCCGCCGTTAACTTGCTGAACGCGGCGACCGATTGGGTGCGATCGCGCGGCGGAGATGTGCTGGTCATTGGCGGAGTCGAGGTCCAGCGCTGGCCGGAAGATCTGGAATTTACGTTTCGTGTCGCGGTCCGCTGTACGGGGCGGTCGCCGGTCGCAGTTCCGTCTGACGACGCGGCTGCGGTCACTAACGAGTAGCTGCGGTCACTAACGAGTAGCTGCGGTCACTAACGAGTAGCTGCGGTCACTAACGAGTAGGCGACGATGACATTCGAATCCGAGCACGAGGAGAGACTTCGCGAACGGCTGGAAGCGCTACTGCTCGGCGCCGTGAACTATCACACGATCGAGGAAATCAAAACGGCGCTCGAGAAACGGCACGGCGCGCGCGTCGCGAAGGCCGAGGTTATCGCTCAGCTCGGAAAACTCAAGCGGGCCGGATACGCTCTGCACAAACTGCAGCGCGGGCCGGAGCCGATTTACAAGCTCGGAGCACGCGCGAGCGATCAGCTACCGCTGCTCGCCGCGAAGGACTATCCGGATTGAGGATCTACGACGAGGCCGTCCTCGAGCGCATGGGCTTTGTAAAAGTAGCTAGGCCGGACGGCTTCTGCGGAAAGTGTCAGCGGCGGATCGAATGGTGGGAGGACCGCCTGCAGCACAAGGTCCCGTTTATACGCACCAAGGGCGGAAAACTCGCTCCGCACTACTCGGCATGTCGAGGAGTCGTGAAGGCCAGCAAGACGGTTAGAGCGAAGGTGAAAAAATGGGAAGACTGAAAAAATACATCAATCAGAAACTCGTTAACGATTTCGGTGTCACTAGAGCTCTCGATCGCCGGCTCGAGGATTGGATGGCCGTCGCGCGCGAGCGCATCCTCGGGGAATTGGCCGACGGGCTGCTCTGTCCGGACGGCGGTCCGTATCTGCTCGGGATCGAGAAGGGCTCGAAGGCCGTCGTCGACTGGCAGGGCGAGCTCTTTACCGTGCTGGTCGCCTCTTCCGTTGCGGCCGGCAATCACGACATACGAGTCGCCGAGAAGTTCGCCGCGAAGCGGATCCAGGCGATTCAGAAAAAAGCCAAGCGCGAAAGGTTCGCGCGCCTGGTCGTCAAGATCAATCCGGGTTTCGAGCACGAATTCGCGAAGCAAACTCTCGAGCACCTGGCGACGGTCGGAGATCAGAAAGAGCGGCGCCAGAGGCCTCGCCGATGAGCAGCGATTTGTTGCTGAAGCTATGCGTCCCGCACAAGACGCGCGGCCGCCTGGTCCCCGCCGAGTACACGGTCAACGGCGAGGGAATGTGCAAAGCGTGTTACCGCGGCGCGGCGATCGACGAGAAGCCGGCGCTCGCCGTAGTCCCGGCCAAAACAGAAACAAAATCCGCTGCAAAGGAAAATCACATGCCAGCACGCAAGGAAATCGATTGGTCCGCGGTCCAGCGCGATCGCGATGCGGGAGTCCCGGTTAGCGAGCTCGTAACGAAATACAAAGTTTCGAATCCTGTGATCTACGCCAGGACGCACACGAACGGCAAAAAACGTGCGGGGGGGGGCAAAACGGGAAAAGCAAGCGAGCGGGCCGCAAAGGAGGCGGCGTGACGAAGCGCAATGGAGGACGCGCGAGATTCGCTGGCGCGCTCGAGGAGCTCCGCGCGGAGCGCGAGCGGATCGACGCAATTATTCTGCAGCTTGAGGCGATGTAGAGAGGAAAGCCGATGAGAGAGCCGGACTTTTTGCTTTGCGTGTTTTGGGGAATGCAGCCGATACCGTCGCGACGCGTGCGCTGCTCGCAATGTCCCAACCTGGTCGCGATCGATCTGCGCAACCACTTCGACATGCTGTTTCCCGAAATGCTTCCGATTTGTCCCGAGTGTTTTTTGCGGCTGGTGGATCCGACCTTCGGAGGAGTAGCGATCGGCGGCCGCGTCCTAGAGACGGAGAAAATCTCTATACCTCCGCGCATGGTGGAGTACGCGCGCGACGTCGTCAAACAGTGGAAGGCCAGCCGGAATTGATCACCGTTTTCAAATATCGAATCGAGCCCGGGGAGACGATCCTCCACATGCCGAAAGGCGCCGGCCTGCTCCATTTTGACTTCGTGCCGAAAGATAGGGCCTGGTTTGTGTGGGCCCTGGTCGACACCAGGCGGCCGGACGAGATCCGGACGCTGCGCATGTACGGGACCGGTCACGAAATCCAGACCTACGGCGTATATATCGGCACGGCGATCAGCCTGCAGGGTTTCGTCGCGCATCTCTTCGAGGTCGCAAAAACCGATGCTTAAATTCAAATTGAACGTCCGCGCAAAATGCGAAAAGCATCCTCGCTACGATCCCCAAAAAGACGGCGAGGCGGGAATCAAGGGCGGCTGCGAGCGATGCACGGCTCTGTACAAAGCATTTCGCCAGCTCGCCGCGGCGACGGCGTTTTTCGGAGGGGGCAAATGATGCGAAAACAGGTAACGGCCGAGGACATCGTCGCCGCGGCCGCCGTGCGCGAGGCCGGCGAGCTGCGCGTGCAGGCGGCGCTCGAGGAGATGGATTTTATGTGCGTCGGATGCGGCTGCACCAAGCTCCGCGCTTGTCCTGGCGGCTGCTCCTGGGTCGCTTACGACGAGGCGAGCGGAACGGGGATTTGCTCGCGCTGCGTCGATATGCCGATGGAGCAGCTTATCGAACAGGCCCGGAGGATCTTTTCCGCGTGAGAACGCGGCTAAGGGGGAGACGTGAGTAATCTTGGAGCATACAAGCCGAAGTATTCAGAACAGAGCGAGCATGAGATTTCGATAACGTTCAAAGGTTTTCTCGCCGTCCGCTTAATGGAGTTCGACTATGCGGGGAAACACTACAGCTACCACGGCAAAAAACTTGAAAACGCCGTAGCGAGATTAACCGCCGACGGCGGGCCGGTCGGCGCGACGGCCGGCGAGCTCGTGATATACGGACAGGCTACGCACGATTGGAGGATGTTTCCTAAACGGGCATGAGTCCGCTCTACCTTTTTGTGTTCGGGATGATCTTCGGCGCCTTTGTGCGTCACGTCCTCGGCGCCGTGCTCGATCGCGCCTTCGACCTTCGCGAAAGGGTTCGGCGCGGCCGCGGCCGCGGGTATTGGAAGAAAGTCAAAATCGAGAGGGACCTGTGCCGACACTTCCCAAGAGGAAAGCAACAATGAAAAGCGGGCTCGGCTGCGCCTGAGAGCCTTCCGACGTCCTCCCGCACGTGTCGCGCCGGATTTGTCGGTCAATCTCGGATCCGAGCCCGTCGCTTTGCTTATCAGGTTTCGCGGGTTTTCTTTTGTGCAAAGGAGAACACGGCCATGACTTTTACGAATGTTGGATTTTTGACCGGCGACGGAACGGACTACCCGGATCGCATCCAACTCGGCGATCGCGTGAAACTAACCGGGCCGAATCAGCACGCCGGCGAAACCGGCATCTATTTCGCGAGCCGGTTTAACGGGCTCTTGAAGTATCACGTCGTCCGGCTCGACGGATCCGGCGACGAGACGATCGTCGCGGATCCGGAAGCCGAGATGCGGAAAATCTGAAAAAGGAGAAAAACGAATGGCACCAGGTAAATCAGATCACGTGTTGACCGAAGAGGTAAAAACAAAGCTACTGACTCGGATTAAAGAAGCACTAGAAAAAGAACAGTCGCCCGACCAGCTCGAGGTTCTGTCTCGCACGTTTGAAAGGGCGAGGCAAAAAACCTAAGGTGACTCCACCAGTGATTCGTGGAGTAAGTCGGCGAAAAGTGGTAGAACGGCTAAAGGGATCCTCGCCGCAACGCGGCGCGAATCTCAATCTCTAGGGGAGGTTTAGAAATGGAAATTGGAGACAAAATCGAGACGCTGGACGTCGCAGCGGTTCTCCGCGGTCAGTGGGGATTGTTCCGGGTCACCGGGCCGACCGGGGAATCAAATCTGTACACTTGCGCCAAGGGGTATTCGATCAAGTCGATCGTCTTCGACGATCAGTTTGAATCGAGAAAAAACAACCGCTTTCTAGTCGAGAAGATCGCCGAGCCGGTTTCACTCGCGCTCGAGCCGGATCCGATGCCGGCGACGACGGGAAGGCACAGGTCGCGGGCCGCGTAATTTCGTCGCTATGCCGGGGAAGTGAGGACGCTGTTGCTTTGCGAGTTTCCAACGCGTCCGAGCTTCTCCGGTACATGATTCTCCCGAGAGGCGATCCAATGACAGACGAGACAACGAAAGCGAGCGCGCCGGCAACAACCGCGGCGCAACCTGCAGCGGCAACGACCGCCGCGGACTTCGTGCGGAAAGTCTTCCGCATCGGTTTCGATTGGTACGAGCAACTCGGCTCCCTGCAAGCTCTGCGGGAAGCTGCAGCCAGCCTTCCAGCAAAGCCAGGCGCCAAGCGCCGCAGGCCGTCCTAATGAAACAAGGTGCCGTGAGAGGTATTTTCGAACGGCCGCCGGCGTCGGGGATTTGGTGGATCTCGTATTTCGACGCCGTCGGTAAATGGCATCGCGAGAAGGTCGGCCGCCGGGCGGTCGCCCTGGACGCCTACTACCAGCGCAAGCGCGAGATCCGCGAGGGAAAGTTTGTCCCGCCGGCCGCCAGGCGGTCGCGCATGACTTTCCGCGACCTGTGCACGCGCGCCCTGGCCCATAAGAAAACCCGCGTATCCGCCAGTCACGCCATGAATGACGAGCTCCGCGCAAAGAAGATCCTCGCCTCGATCGGCGACCTCGGCGCCGGCGGCATCGAGCGCAGTCGCGATTCGCGTTTTTCTCCGGCCGGATCTGGTTTGCGGATGCGGAGCCGCGTTTTCCTCGCGCGAGGTTCTGAAAAACGCGAACGGATCGCTTACCGGCGAGGTTCGCTGCAAATGCATGAATTCAGCATGCCCGATCAAAGGCCGCGAGATCATCGTTGACATGCGTCCGCTGCAAGCTCGCTACGTTAACGCGGCAGGCAAATAGAATTCCTTAAAACGATCGACGATAAAAGCTCCGCCGAGACTCCATGTGCGGCGGAGCTCCTCTTTTCACTCCACCTGTTAACGCCTAAGTCGCACGTCTATATACGCTCTCCGCCTAACCCTGTACGGTAACTACTACACGCCTAGTAGTGAGCTCGGGGAGAGCAAAAAGTCATGTCCAGCAAAAAAATCGGCCTCGCCGTCGAGGTCATTGGTTTTCTGTCCGTCCTGGCAGGTGCAGTTCAATCCATCAAACACGTAGGAATCGCGCTTCCTGTTTTCCTCGGAGCCGTGGCGATCTTTGTCGGCCGTCTGCTCGCATCCGGAGAAACGATCGCGCAAGTCGGATCCACCATCTCGAGCGACGTCCAGCGGATCGGCGCGATCGCGAGAACCGATTTGCAATCATTCGCGGCGCGGCTAAAAAGCGCGGCCGGAAGCGACGCGACTTTCATCGCGACCGAAGCGCGCTCGATCGCGACAAGTATCGAATCGAAGATTTAGGCCGTCGCTGTGCGCAACCCGATCGGAGTTGTGATCGACGCATGTCGCGGCCGGCACACGGTCATGGTTATGGCGTTTTTCATTTCCGGCCACGTAATGCACTGGTTCGGAAAACTGACGCCAACCTATATCGGTTACATGGCGGCGCTGATGTCCTTCGTTCTAGGCAAGTCGGTTAAAGACGATTACTTCGCAAAGCAGAACACACCCGACGGCGAAGGCACACCAGCAACAGCCAGCGCAACTCCACCGCCATCGAATCCGCAACACGGAGCACAGGCAGGTTAATGCCAACGCGCGCAAGCCGGGTATGTCAGCACGCACAATGCGGGCAACTGTGCGCGGGCCGCTACTGCACGCTCCACGTCGATCAAATAAATAAAAAAGCAATAGAGTATGACGACAAGCGCGGCAGCTCGCACGCACGCGGCTACTCGAGCCGCGGCGAGTGGATGCGACTGCGCAAGATGTGTCTGGCGCGCGATCCGCTCTGCAAGATTGCGTACCGCACCATCTGCAACGGATTCGCGCCGTCGACCGTCGCCGATCACATCGTCGCCAAGAACGCCGGCGGCGAAAACTCGATCGACAATCTGCAGGGCTGTTGCCAGCGATGCCACGATCGCAAGACACGACTCGTCGATGTGCCGGCGATCAGAGTGCATCGGAGTCAACTGCTAGCGACTGCTAGGAGTGGAAGAGGGGATAGGGGGGTGTCTTCTGCGAATGCGATGGCACCGCAGACCGTCGCGCTAGGGCCCTAGACACACCCGCGTAATTGGAATTTTCCGTTTTATCGGGATTTCGAAAGTGGAGGGTACGTGCGGCAATGGTAACTAACGACTTTATCGAGCGCTTCGCAAAATCCATCGGCGTAGCAGAAGGTTTCGGCCAACCCGGAGCCATCCCGACGCGCGCAAATAATCCCGGCGACATTACCGACGACGGAGATCTCGGTTATGGAGTCATTCGTAGCATCGGACCGCACGGCGCGGCGATCACCATCTATCCGAATGTGTCCGACGGATGGAGCGCGCTCTATCGCAAGGTGCGGCGCGCGGCCTGTGGCGCTTCCGAAGTGTATTTGCTCACCATGACCATCGTGCAGTTCGGCCAGAAATGGTCGGGCGATCCGATCTGGGCGAAAAACTTTTCCGAGGACTTCGGCTGCAAGCCGACCGACACGCTGCTCGAGCTCGTCAATCAGGATTTGCAAAAACAGGAGCAGACCTAGATGGGGAAGGGACGCCGGCCACTACCGACCGCGGTTAAAAACCTCCGCGGGAATCCCGGACATCGCGAGCAAAACGACGCCGAGCCGGTAACCGATGCGGCCGTCCCGGACATGCCTCCGGACCTTTCCGCCGAGGCGATCGCGGAGTGGAACGATATCGTCCCGATTCTCTCCGCGATGCGCGTGCTCGGCCGCGCGGACGGAAAAGCTCTCGCGGCCTACTGCCACGCTTTCGCGCTGTGGATGCGAGCCGAGAAAGAGATCGACAAGCTCGGCCTCATGGTCGAAGAGCCGATCATGCAGGGACACGGCGAGATGCGAGAGCTCGTCGGCGTTAAGTACAAAAAGAATCCCGCGCTCTCGATCGCCTTCGACGCACTGAAAATTATGAAGTCCTATCTCGTCGAGTTCGGCATGACGCCGGCGAGCCGCACCAAGATCCGCGTCGAGAAACCGGCCGAAGAGGATCCGTACGAGAAGTACCTGGCCGGCAAGGCCGCGCGCAGCGCGGCGGCGCTTGAAAAATCCGGAGTCAAACCGAATTGATTTAAGGGAGGAAACACCGTGTTCAAGGACTGGGCTCAACCCGTTACCTCGAAGCCTTGGGCGTTTGTCACGACGATTTTGTTTTGGGTGTCCAAGGCGAGCGGCCATCGAATTTTCAGTTACGCGAAGTGCATCGCTTGGGAAAAGGCGGTCGCTGTCCGCTAGATGATCGATCTAAAACATCCGGCCGAAAAGTACGCGCGCGACGTCATCGCGGGGAAGCTCCCCGCGTGTCGCCTAACCCTGCTCGCCTGCAAGCGGCATGTGCGGGACCTGGCGGCCGGGGGAAAACGGGGCCTATGGTTCGATCCGGAAGCGGCACAGGACGCAATCGACTTTTTTCAATTCTTAAAGCATTCGAAAGGCGAGTGGTCCGGGCAGCCGTTCAAGCTCGAGCCGTGGCAGCAATTTATCCTCTACTGCTTATTCGGATGGCGGCGCGCCGATGGTTTCCGTCGTTTTCGCGAGGCCTACGTCGAGGTAGCGCGCAAGAACGGAAAATCCACGCTCGCGGCCGGGATCGGTTTGTACCTGTTCGCCGGCGACGGCGAACCTGGTGCGGAAGTCTACTGCGCGGCCACAAAAAAAGACCAGGCGAGAATCGTCTTTAAGGAAGCCGAGCGCATGCGCAAGGCCTCGCCGGCCTTGGCCAAGCGGATCCAGCAATTCCGCGACAATATGTGCATCCCGGGGACCGCGTCCAAATTCGAGCCGCTCGGCGCGGACGAGGACACGCTCGACGGGCTGAACATACACGGCGCGATCGTCGACGAGTACCACGCGCACAAGACCGCGAAAGTCGCCGAGGTCCTGGACACCGCGACCGGCGCGCGCCGGCAGCCGCTTTCCTTCACCATCACGACCGCGGGAAGCGATCGCCAATCGCCATGCTGGAAGCAGCACGCCTATTGCGAGAACGTCCTCGAGGGAGTCCAGGAAGACGATCGCCTCTTCTGCATCATCTTCGGCCTGGACGCGAAAGACGATTGGAAAAACGAGGCAACCTGGCCGAAGGCGAATCCTAACCTCGGCGTCTCTTGCAAGCTCGACGATCTGCGCGGCAAAGCGGTCAAAGCGAAAAACGTCCCGACCTACCAAAACGCTTTTCTCCGGCTGCATCTGGACAAGTGGACCGAGCAGGATACGCGCTGGATGTCGCTCGACAAGTGGAACGCTTGCGCGGGTTTCGCGCTCGGCAAAGGCAACGGATTCGACGACGCGAAGGTCCTGCGCGACTTCACCATCGCGCGCCTGGCGGGGAAGCGCTGCGTCGCGGGCCTCGATCTCTCCTCGAAGGTCGACCTAACCTGCTACTTCAAATTGTTTTTCCCGACCGAAGAGGATCCCCTCTGGATTCTTATCCCGGAGTTTTACGTCCCGGCCGACAACGTCGCCGAGCGCGTCGCCAAAGATCGCGTCGCCTATGACGTGTGGATCCGCGAGGGATTCATCCACGCGACCGACGGCAACGTAATCGATTACGACGTGGTAAAGGCGAAGATCCTCGAGGACAAGGATCTCTATCAGCTCGACGAGGTCGCCTTCGATCCCTGGAACGCGACGCAGCTCGCCAATCAGCTCACCGAGGCCGGGGTAACGATGGTCGAATTCCGCCAGGGATTCGCGTCGATGTCCGAGCCGACCAAGAACCTCGAGACGCTGGTCCTCGGGAAAAAACTCGCGCATCTCGCGAATCCCGTCCTGACCTGGAATATCTCGAACCTGGTGATCAAAGAGGACGAGGCCGGGAATATCAAACCGAATAAAAGCCGGAAGACGGAAAAAATCGACGGCGCCGTCGCGCTAATTATGGCGCTGGGTCGCGCGCAGTACGCGCCGGGCGAGGCGAGCGGCTCCTCTGTCTACGACTCGAGGGGGATTCTCTCACTGTGAGCGATCAGACTTTTATCCTCGACAAAAATCCCTCGGCCGCGCTCGGCCAGATCGTCCGCCTCGCGCGCTCCGAAGAGCTCGATCGCCAATTTGTCCAGCGCAAAGCCGTGCTCGATCAGGAAATCGCTGAGATGCGCAGCTCGCTGGAAAATCCACAAACGCCTCTGTCCTTCCCGGCGGAATGGCTGCTCGATATCTGGCAGGGCGGCGCGACCGACTCCGGGATCCGCGTCTCGGAAATGACCGTGCTGCAGGCCTCGACCGGCTTCGCTTGCGTGCAAATCCTGGCGAACACTCTCGCGGCGCTCGACTTCAACGTCTACGAGCGGTACCTCTCGAATAACAAGCGCGTCGGTAAACGCCTCGCCTTCGATCACGATCTTTTCGATCTGCTCGAGAACGAGCCCAACATCGAGATGACGGCCTTCCAGTTCCGAAAAACGCTCATGGTCCATGGGTGTGTGTGGGGCAATGCTTATGCCGAGATCGAGCGCAACGGCGCCGGCCAGGCGATCGCCCTATGGCCGCGCAACCCGGCGCGCTGCAAACCGTACCGCACCAATAGCGGGCTCCTGGTCTTCAAAACTTCCGAAGGCCTGGACGACGTCACGATCCCCGGGATCGAGTCCAACACCGAAGGACCGCAGCGCACCATCTTCGCCGAGAACATGCTCCACGTCCCGGGCCTCTCGATCGATGCGCGGCTCGGCCTCTCGACGGCTTGGCTCTTGCGGCAAGTCTTCGGCCTGGCGCTCGCCGCGGAAAAATTCGGAGGCAAGCTCTTCGCCAACGGCGCGCGGCCTGGCGGGCTCCTGATACACCCGGGCAAACTCTCGGACAAAGCGCGCGCGACTCTCAAGCAATCCTGGAACGAGGCGCAAGGCGGCGAGAATGCTCATCGGCTCGCGGTCCTCGAGGAAGCGATCAAATACGAAAAGATCGCCTCAACGGCCGAGGAAGCGCAATTCCTGCAGACGCGCGAGTATCAGCGAGTCGAGATCTGCTCCATCTTCGGCGTGCCTCCGCACATGATCGGCGATTCGGGAAAATCGAATCGCGCGAACACCGAGCAGCTCGGCGCCGAGTTCCTAACCTACGGCCTCAACCCGCACATCAAGGCCTGGCAGCAAGAGGTAAACCGCAAGCTCTTCCCGAAGGTCGGCCGCTCGAGCGGAAAGTTTTTCCCGAAATTTGACACGCGGCCGCTGGTCATGCCGGACGCGGCCTCGCGGAAGGATTTTTATTCCGCCGGCAAGCAATGGGGGTTTCTGTGTACGGACGACATTCTCGAGCAAGAGCATCTCGAGCCGACCGATCAGCCGGGCAGCGACAAGTACTGGCAGCCGGTCAACATGGGAATTATGTCGGAGGAAGGCCCGACGGTGCCGGCGCGCACGCCGGATCCGGACGCGGCGATCCCCGCGGCCGGCGGAGCCGAGGACGATCCGAACGCTCCGGCGCCGAAGAAGAAGCCGGCCGCGGATCCCGCTAAGAAGGTCGGCCGATCGCTCGCGCGGATCTATTCCCCCACGATTAACGACGCATTTAGGCGCATTGCAACGCGCTCGAAGCCTGGTCCGGACGCCTTTAGACACGTATTCCTGCCTGTCCTGGTTTCGATATCGGAGGCCGTCGACGAGCTCTCCGGAGGCGACGGAGCGGCCGCGGCGCCGAAATTCCTCGAGGATCTGGTCGAAGGGATCCGCGTCCGCAGCGTGAGCAAAGAAAACCAGGGAGTCGAGATCTCAATCATCGTCGAGCGCGAGATCCCGCGAATCATTCGGGCGATAACGATCGAAGTCTTTCGCAGTCTCGCGACGATCCGAGCGAAAGAACAAACGGAGGACCTAGGCGCATGAAACGCGAATTGAGAATTTACAAGGGCTCGGAAATCCGCGCGAAAAAAGCGGAGAACCAAATCGAGGGACACGCGGCCGTTTTTAACGATCTCTCGCAAGACCTCGGCGGTTTTTTTGAACGCTGCATGCCGGGCGCTTTTACCGACGACCTCAAAACGAATCCGGACGTGCGCGCTCTATTCAATCACGATCCGAATATCGTTCTCGGCCGCACGACGTCCAGGACGCTCCGCCTCTCGGAAGATGCGAAGGGCCTGGCCTACGTCGTCGACATGCCGGACACGCAACAAGCGCGGGATCTCACGACCTCGATCGACCGCGGTGATATCTCGCAATGTTCCTTCGGCTTTTACGTCACCTCGCAGAAATGGAGCGAGGAGCCGGATCCGACCGACACGACGGGCAAGGGTACGCGCCTGATCCGCGAGCTCCACAAGGTCTCGGTGTTTGACGTCTCCCCGGTCACCTATCCGGCCTATACCGGCACCGACGTCGACACCAGGAGACTTTTCCCGGACGGAATTCCCGGCGAGGTCCGCGCGCACGTCCCGGGCCTCAATCGCCGGCATGCATCGCGCGACGGAAAGACGGCGGCCGAGCTCGAGATCGAGCGGCGGGCCGCGGCCGATGAGTGCGCATGCAACTGCGCGAGCTGCGCGGCCGACGATTGCGCGAATTGCACCATGGGCGACGACTGCACGGATCCCGATTGCGAGCACGACGACGAGTCGGCCGACCGCTCTTTGCGTGCGCAGAAGCGCGCGGCGGCGAAAGCGGCAAAGCTCGCGGCGGCCGCAACCGAAACCAAGCCGGCGCCGGCGACAGTAACCGCGATCGACGACGGACTCGAGAAGCAAAGGATGCGAGCCAGACTC